TTAAAGCTTTTCGTTTTTTAATAATTCTGGATGGTCATATGTGTAATATACCTTGAAAATAAAAGTATATTCATTAATAACATCTCTAATCTGGATGGGCAGCATTAATCTGATTTCGCCAGCTTCTTTTCCTATATATTTTTCAGGAAGCATGGAACGCTTTTTCCATCCATTTCCGATTGTGTTATAACCTATTTTTATACCATCGTCATAATAAACATTAGATGTCGGGGTTGCTAAATCTTCAATTTTGGCACCTTTTATGATTGTGGTAGCTGGTTGGTCTCCTTCTCGTTCGGAGAATTTTGTTCCAACATGCATAATTTTTGAGGATAAACCATCTAATCCTACAAATGCTGCTTCATTCCAAATGATTTTAAGAGAATGATCGGATACATTTTTTAGCATAAAGTTAAACTGCTCTGAAGTACCAAAAATTACAATGTCTATTATGCTGTCGTTATATGAATATTTATCAATCCCATTGTCTTGTATGATTTTTGTATTACCATATCGATTGGTTGCTTTTTCTGGCTTTTCAACTTTCAATAAAGCTGTCTTATAGCTTCCTTTGAGTGCCTTTTGAAAAGGCGTAGTTTTAACCATTGAATACGGACATTCTATAATTTCCCCAGTTCGTTTATTTTTAACTTTTACATTTATTTCTGCTGTCGCATAATCTTTACCAACTCCCTTCCCTATAAATAGATCAACAATTTCATATTGATCTTTGACCATATCGTGTTGTATTGTTTTTCCCATATGAAGTTGTTTGTATTCTTCAAAAGGTTCAGTGAAAACAATGGGCATATACGAAATGAGTGGCCATTGTTTAACTCCGCTCCATATACTAACTTTTACGGAAACTTCTTCATATCCTTTAAATTTAATCTTTCTTTTAGACCCGTTTTCGATAGCAATGATGGAAATTTCTTTATTAGGCTTGTCGTTAAGAGTTATATTTTTAACTGTGACTTTTGATATAGTGTAAGTCTTGCCAATGTAAGATTCGTTAAATTTAAATCCAGATTTATCCCATGTTTCTAATTGCCCATATGCGGGGCGCACCATAAAGCATTTTCCTACATACTGTTGGTATTCTTCTTCTGTCTTTTGTTGATTAAAACCAAAGTTGGTACTAGTGTTAAAGGCGAAGGATGTAATATGGCTTACTAGTAGTCCAAACAAAAATAAAATCTTCTTCATAATCTTAATATATTTAGTTTCTAAAATCTCTTTACAGCTCCCAATACTTGAAATATAGTTCTAATCATTCTTGCAGGAAGTTGTTGTGGGGAATACTCTGGTGATTTATTGGATGGAATGAGCGTATATGAATCGTCAGTTTTCCCAGCTCCCAATCTTTTTATAGTGCGCATATCGTTTGTTGTAACGATGGCATACACTTCTCCAAGTGGAAGAAATGATTTATCTTCTATTTTCTTCAATGCTATTATATCTCCGTGATTGATTTCCGGTTCCATAGAATGACCTGTAACATTGCACCAGCAATCCGCATTATTGTATTTTTGAAAATCTATCATATATTCTGGATTTATAGTTTGGTCGTTTAGAATCAGGTCAAAGCCACCTATAAAATCTACATTATAATAGGGAACGCCTTTTGTATAGTTGATTTTAGGTTGTTCAGTACCATATTCCAAAATTGGCTCCATTGCAATATTCTCGTTATTTTCTTTACGAGACAACATCTCTCCTTCACCAGTAAGAAGCCAGTTTGCATTTACATCTGGGAATTTTGATAAAATTTTGTTGAGTACATTTTTACCAGCGCCACGAGATACCCAATTACTTATTGTTTGTGGGCTTTCTTCCATTTTTCTTGCAAAATCAGCTTTTGATTCGCAAAAATGAGAAATAATATCAGAAATTCTTTCACCTTCTGTTTTCATATAAACAATTTTGTGTATATTTGTATCGAAATCAAGTTGCGGATGATTTCGACTAATAAGTTTAACTGTTCCCGTAAGGGACTATATAGGCGACCTAACTTCAAACCGCAACTTTGGAACTGGTCACTTTTACTTTATTGGTATGATAGAAGCCTTAATAATGTATCTATGCGGCTTAATTCCTTGGATTGCAATTATTCTTCTTGGAATAGCAAGGAACCATGAGGATAAAGATGAATAGCTTTATTCATACGATGGCAAATTCAATAGCGCATTGTAAACCGTAATAGCTTTTTCGTCAGATATTCCTATCATTCCAGTTTTTAACTCATCCATGTGCTTCATTACTATTTCGCTTTTATTGATACAGTTTGTTTTCTGTAGTATATCCACTGCCTGCTGTAAACTGATAGATACTAATTCCCTTTCTCCTAATTTATTAGCATCAATTGCTGCAAGGCAAAATACACAGAAAGCTTCGTTGTATTCTTCATTAGCAATATAAATATTTCCCGTTGTGAACCTTTGCATTGTTCTTGCAAAACACTTTAAATCTTCTTTTAGCTGAGAATTATCATCCTTATATAATTTACGCTCATTCTCAATTTTTTCCTGTACTCTTCTATCAATAGTCAATATTGTATATATCTGTATTCCTAAAATCACTGTTATTCCTATCCCCATGATTGAGATACAGACTTCTAATGTCTTTTGAAGTGATGCAGAGTTGCTGTTATGTATAGAGTATAGTGATAGAGCTATCGCAATAACACTTAATCCCAGTGCTATCCGCGCTATCCAATTTCTATTTCTGTCTTCTTTCTTCATATTATAATAAGGTATAATCTGCTCTAATGGTTAAATAATGTTTATATACACATATTGTTTATATATTATTTGAAATGTACACAAAAACGTTTATATTTGCATTATCAAATTAAACTGATACAAAGAAACGAAGATTAATTCAGATTTCAAATAGTATAAACATATTAAAATACACGATTATGAGAACAAGAGAATTTTTACACGAAGTAATGAGCCTTGCTTGGCAGTTCGTTAAGCGTAATGGCTACACCATGAGCGAAGCAATGAAGGTCGCTTGGGCTAACTTGAAGTTGAAAGGTGAGATGAAAAAGAAGATAGTGAAGTTCTACTTCAAAAAAGTGGACGGTTCCGTTCGTGAGGCATACGGTACACTAAATGAAAAGCTGATGCCTGCCATCACTGGTACTGACAACAGAAAAAAGAATGATACCGTCCAGACTTACTATGATACTGAACGCCAAGAATTCAGATGCTTCAAAAAAGCTAATCTGATGTCAATCGCATAAAAGATATGGATATGAATGCTTACACGATTAACCAGCAGTTGGATAGCCTTTATAAAGATTTAGAGGCTGCCCATAACAATGATGAAGAGGCTGTCTGCCTGATGTTCAATGCTGATAGCAAAAAAGAAGCTATCCAGTTGATAACGGATGAGATAGACAGTTTGGAAGATGCCTTAAAAGGTTTTGAAACTTGTGAAGATGATGGCATGGACTACGATGCTCTATGCCGGGTACAAGGTATCAGCCGATACGCATAATACACGATTATGCAACGCACGACAGCCCTACAGACGGATTGAACGGCAACCGATAGCGAGAATCGGGTAGGGTACTATTGATTAGTTCTTTGACAAGCCTGTAAAAGCCTTTACGGTGTAATACTATAAGCCGTTTTAGGTCAACCAAAGATAACGAAATATAGAAGCCGCCATAGCAGAAATGCGGTGAACGGTGGTAAGGCTATATGAATTTGAAATGATTTTTACTTTCAGCACGCCAATTTGTCTTTAGCGTGGTGAGTATGCTTGGTTAGGCACAAGTATCGCTGAAAGGTCTTATAGTCTGTACTGAACTGAAATAAGGTTCTGCTATTCGATTAGGGTACAGATACTTATTTAAATTTATACGATTATGAAAACAATCCAATTCGTTTTATCTATATTGGTTAGTATATGTGCTGCCGGTATGCTTTACGGGGCTATTACTACTTACAGTCCTATGAAAATATTCTCTATCACTATAATGAGTGTTATATGTGTAGGGTGTGTGTCGCTCATGAGAATAACTTATAGAGAACTTAAAACAGACCGCTAAAAGGTAGTCCTATAATCCGGCACAAGGCGCATGGGGATGAGTGCACAATCACCTTGTAAACCAGCTGGGCGGTAATTTATGAAGTAGCATTGTTGGAATGCGTGTAAGCGATTAATTGTTGGTATTAACTTATATTCTAATTTATATATTCATTTAGCTTACAAGAAGTAGGTTCGACTCCTACCTTTTTAACGACATTTTAAATTTATACGATTATGACAGTGGAAGAATTAAGAGGCATGACGCATGAAGATTTAGTAAGGCGTGTGCAGGAACTGGAAGAGGCTAACGAGAAATTAGCTGAAGAGAAAAATACATGGTGTAAATCTTGGAGTGATTTGAACCAGAAGTTTGATCATTTCAAGAACGCGGTTAAAAGCATTGTTCTGATAATAGATTAGATATTCGTGTTTTATATTGTGTTTGTACTGGGTGTGCCGTCCGTGAGGATAGTGCACCTTTTTTAATCGGATGGTTAGCTTATCGGTTAGAGCTTCGTGTTGCGCAAACAATTGGCACGATTGAGAGGGGTTCGATTCCCTTACCATCCACGAATCATTAATTAAATTTTACTCTTATGGCAAAAGAACTGAAAGAAAGAACAGAAATCAAGAAAAAGCTGAAAAAGAAGAATGACAGAATCAGCTTTGACTTTAGCGACAAACTTGCCGGACAGCTTCGCAGGTGTACCGCTGATCTTAACAGGCTGGCAAGGATTGACCGGATAATAGACAAGGAGCAAACTTTGTATTCGGTGGACACTAACAGGGAAGCCGGATATATTGAGGTTATTCGCAATTATTAATCAGCTGACTTACACGATTATGAAGAGAGTTTTTAATGAACTTACACCTGAATGCGAGATTACGGCACGAATGTATGCACAAGGGTATGAGAAAAAAGAAATTGCAAACCTCAAATGCCGAGCGGTCAGCACGATAAACAACCAACTGCAAAGAGCTTTTGAGATTTTGAACGTAAGGAACGGCAGAGAACTGGCAACCATGCTATATGAGAGAATAGCTGGTATGAAGTTCACGATGGACTTTTCACCTACTATTAGGTCGGCTGTTGCTTTCTGCCTGTTGTGCATCTTTTCTTTTTCGCTCTATCACGAACAGGGCGATATGAGAAGGGGACGAAGAACGAGAGTTGAACGAATTGAAAGAACTGGACGGTATGGAGGTAAGACTTGAATTATTTGAATTTAAAAATATCTGCATGGACATGGCGGAGCTTGGTGCAGCTGCCAGTGAGAAGAAACGGTCTCCTGTATCTGATGAAATCAAGCAAAGAGAAGCGTTCAGATGGTTAAAGACACTTGGGTATGAACCTAACTTTTTGGAAAAGTTAGAGAAAGAAGGATTGGTGCATAAGAAAAGAAAAGGCTCATCCAGAAATTCTCCTATCATATATTCCAAGTTCGAGATACAATCCGCTATTAATGCTTTTAAAATGAGTAAATATCTGAACAAATAACCCTATAAAATTTACGATTATGAGCGAGACTTGGAAGGATGTATATGGATATGAGGGTTTATACCAAATAAGTAGCAGTGGAAGGTTAAGAGGACGTTATGGTAAAATCCAAAAGCCTATTATCACCAAATCCGGATATGTACGATATACATTATCTAAAAATTGCATTGAAAAGAAAATTATGGCTCATAGGCTTGTTGCATCGGCGTTTATAGACAATCACGAACATAAGCCACAAGTGAACCATATCAATGGTGTCAAAACAGATAACCGGGTTGAGAATTTAGAGTGGTGTACTAATTCTGAAAACATAAAGCATTCTTTTAAAATCGGTATTAAAGATTTTAAAGGAGGAAAAGGTCCGGCAGCAAAAAAGGTGACAGATGTTGTAACTGGGAAAATATGGAATTGTGCATTGGATTGTGCTAAAGACATAGGGATTCATCCAGTTACATTGCGGAACAAGCTAAATGGTCATTGTAAGAATAATACAAATCTAAAATATTTATAATCATGAGTTTAATTAAGAAAAGTAATGAATTAGTTATCCCGACCACCGTGAAGATGATGATTTACGGTCAAGCCGGAATGGGAAAGAGTACGGTAGCATTGAGCGCACCGAAACCGCTGCTGTTGGACTTCGATAACGGCGTGAAGCGCATGAACATGGCGCACTTGGAGAATATAGACACGGTACAGGTCACTTCATGGAGCGATGTTCAGCAAGTTCTTCAAGAGGACTTGTCCGCTTATCAGACCATTGTAGTAGATACCATCGGCAAGATGATGGACTTCATCATTACTCACAAGTGTGGAACCCGCCAGCCGTCCATCCGTGATTGGAGCGGTATCAATGCAGAGTTTTCATGGATGACACGAACACTTTCGGGGCTTAACAAGCACATCATTTTCGTTGCCCATCGCGACACAAGAAAAGAAGGTGATGATACGGTGTTTATCCCTGCATTGCGTGAAAAATCCTACAACTCTATCGTTACTGAACTGGATTTGCTCGGTTATCTTGAAATGAAAAGCGAAAGAGGCGTCCAAAGACGTACTATCACTTTTGACCCAACTTCAAGAAATGACGGTAAGAATACTTGCAATCTTCCTTCAGTGATGGAAGTTCCTACCATCCTTGACAAGAATGGTAATCCAACCGCAAAGAACGACTTTATCACCGCCAAGATAATCAATTCGTATTTGGGTATGCTTGCTGCCAAGAAAGAGGCACAGGAAAAGTATGATAAGGTGATAGAGAAAGTCAAAGAAAGTATCGAATTTATAACTGATGCCAAGTCTGCTAATGAGTTCGCCTCTCATATTAATGAGTTTGAACACGTTGGTAGTTCTTTGATGATGGCGAGAAGTTTGTTTGCTGCAAAGGTAAAGGCTTTGGGGCTGATATTCAATAAGGAAACTAAAATCTACTCAGATGCAGCCTAATGAGATTTGGAAAGACATTCAAGGTTATGAAGGACTCTATCAAGTAAGTACCCTTGGTAGAGTTCGCTCTTTAGATAGGCTTATTAAAAGCAGGTATGGTAATTTTAGAAAGATAACAGGAAAGATAATTAAGCCTAATAAAATATGGAGTGGATATTTACGAATATCACTATGGAAACAACAACAAGTTGAATATAAATCTCTTCATAGACTTGTTGCCGAAACGTTTATTTCTAATCCGCAAAATTTACCATGTGTAAATCATAAAGATGAGGTTAAAAGCAATAACTCTGTTTCTAACTTAGAATGGTGCACATGGAGATACAATGCTAATTACGGAACAGGAAACGAACGGTTTAGCAAAAAGAAAATAAATCACCCGAAGATGTCAAAAGCCGTTGTTCAGTGTCGAGAGGATGGTACGTTAATAAGTACATTTGAAAGTGCTAAAGAGGCTGAAAGACAAACGGGTATTAACAATGCTAATATTATCAGTTGCTGTATAGGTAGAAGAAACTTCCTTACAGCAGGTGGTTACAAATGGAGGTATAAGAATGAGTAAAATATCTTACAAAATATACCCAACGTTGCTGGATTCTTATCAAAATTATATAGATAGTGATAAGATATATCAAAAATATTACGCTTTTTCTGATAATCCCCCATGCGATGAGGATGAGTTTAGGGAAAAACAATTCCAATCTCTTATTGATAGGATAAATAGAGTACCTTTCGATAGTGAAGCTGCTGATAGAGGAACGTGTTTTGGGGAAATCATTGATTGTATGATTGAGAACCGTAAATCTTCTATAATGGAAATTAGCAAGGCATATCACGATGACGGAAAACTTTACGGGATAAAAGCTGTTTACAACAATCGCACTTTCACTTTTCACATTGACCTTTGCCGCGAGTTTGCCAACTACTACAAAGGAGCATTAACCCAACAAAGAGTAGAAGCCATCTTGCCTACTGCATACGGTAGTGTATTGGTTTATGGTTTGATTGACGAACTGATGCCTACCAGTGTTCACGACATCAAAACAACCGGTAGTTATACCGTGGGAAAGTTCAAAGATCACCACCAGCATTTAGTTTATCCTTATGCTCTTATGCAGAATGGGTCGGATGTACGGACATTTGAGTATAACATTGTGGAGTTCAACAAAGGCGGTTATGTGGTAGATACCTATACAGAAACATACGTTTTCAATCCTGAACGTGATATTCCTATTCTTACTAATCATTGTGAGGAATTTATCCGGTTTTTGGAAGAAAACAGAGAACTTATAACCGATAAAAAGATATTAGGAGGAGAAAATTAATGGCAAACCAAATAACTGGACGGATAATCGAAATCGGACAAACTGTTCAAATACCATCCAAAAACGGTGGTTCCTCGTTTACAAAACGGGAGTTCATTTTAGATGCTACCACTTACGACCCTTATACGGGAGAGCGTAGCGAGTATGAGAACATTATTCCCTTAGAGTTTTCAGGCGATAAGTGTGCAGAACTTGACCGCTTTAATCAGGGTGATGTTGTTACTGTATCATTTGTTTTACAAGGACGTTCTTGGACGAATCAAGATGGAGAACTCAAACGTATGGCATCTATTCGGTGCTACAAAATAGATGCGCGTGGCGGTGTATCTCAATCCCAACAAACAACATCGGTACAACAGCCAGCGCCACAACCGACCTATCAGCAACAGCCGCAGAACTTTCCGCCTCCGGTTGATGCTAATGGCAATGTAAAGGACGATTTACCTTTTTAGCGTATGCTGTTCGACTTGAAGAATGATATGGAAGAGATTTGGAAAACAGTAAAAGGTTATAATGGATATTATCAAGTTTCTAATACAGGTAAAGTTCGGAATCCTAATAAGGTGCTTACTCCAAATGTTGGAGTAAAGAACGGATATGTTTATGTTACTTTGAGAAAAGATAAAAGACTGTTACATCGAATTGTTGCAGAAACTTTTATCCCCAATCCATTTAATAAACCAGAGGTAGACCACATTAATGGAATTAGAACGGATAATAATGTTTGTAATTTAAGGTGGGTAACTCGCACGGAAAACAATAATAATCCTATTACTAAAAGCCGTTTTAGTAAATCTGCTAAAGGTAAAGTTATCAATGCAGAAACTAAAAAACGAATGTCAATGAGCCGAAAAGGGGAAAAACATCCAATGTATAATAAAAAGCATTCAAGTTTTTCTAAAAGAAAGATGTCTATAACTCATTCAATTCCAGTTGTGCAATTTGGATTACAAATGAATTATATAGCTGAATTTGAAAGTGCAAAAGTGGCTTCTCTTGAAACACAAGTTGCTGCATCAAGTATCAATGCTTGTACGCTCGGCAAAAGGAAAACGGCTGGTGGCTATATTTGGAAAAAGAAAAATGATATTTAATTTATCAAATCATTATGAAATACCCAAGTTCAAGGAGTATGTAAACAAGCTGTTTAGTGAACGTGCGGTGGTGGAAGTGAAAAAGAAACTACCTAACCGCACGCTTGCCCAAAACAGCTACTTACATCTTCTTTTAGGGTATTTCGGTAGTGAGTACGGTTGCAGTCTCGACGAAGCAAAAATTGATTTTTATAAGAGGACTTGCAACCGTGATTTGTTTGAACGTAAGATGGTCAACAAGAAAGGTAAGGAAGTAACTTACTTAAGAAGTTCTGCCGAGCTGACAACAGGTGAAATGACTTTGAGTATTGACCGTTTCCGAAATTGGAGTGCATCTGTCGCTGGTATCTATCTGCCGGCTGCAAATGAACATCAAATGCTGATATACGCCCAGCAGGAAATACAAAGAAATCAAGAATTTATTTAGTTATGATAGAAACAAGAAAAACAGAAGTCAGGTACGTGACATCCGACCCGAAGAAGATGCTTAATATGTACCTTGCAAAACATGTCCTCAAAACATGGGAGGAGTCTTTCATTGATGAAGATACTGGTGAAACAGTAACCATCGAACGGAATGAAATTCTTTTCGACCGTGGTACGCTGATAGACCAAGACACTTTGGCGAAAATTCGTTTCAGTATGGAGGCCGACGGTATCAAGGAAGTGGAAGTCAGCAACCAGAACCGCTTGGCGTTCGAGAATGAAAACAAGTTCTTATATCCCTATCTTGCACAAGCACAAATAGGTTATAAGAAATATAAATTCCTGCTCTATGCCACTGGGCTGGAAAATGTCTGCCTTATCTTGAGAGACTATATTGAGCTTAATTATCAGTCAGGCTTCACTCTGACGATGGCAAAGGAGTTTGATTCTTGCGTGATTCTTACCGATAATCTGAAAGAACGTAAAGTTGATGATGCTTCGATTGCCTATCTCAAAAATGAAATCACAATGGCAGAATACGTTGATAAGATGGATGATGAAGCCGAAGATAGTGATGAAGAAAGCAAGCCGGATGAAAAGAAGTTCTATCAAATTGAAACGAAAATCACATTCGATGAAGAAGAAAGGGTTCAAACCTTTGTCGTGAACACTTTTAATGTCGACAGAGCGATGATGCTTATTACCCACTATCTCAAAAACAAAGAGGAAGAATGTGAGAAACAAGCCAAAGAAAAGGGACATGAGTTCAGAAAGAGGGAAATACATACAGCTATTGAATCAGCCAAACCTATCCCGGTCGGGCGGTTTATTCCGAAAGAGTTTTCAATGGCTTATATGGAATAACTTTGTTAACCTGCCTGCTCGGTCTGTGAAGATAGGGCGGGCGAATATGGGGCGTTTGGCTGGTGTGACTAATGTAATGCGCAGCATTGTAGAGGAGGACAGTTCGATTCTGTCACGCCCCTCATAAATGTGAGCCACACATAAATGGCATGGGTTAGTGAATTATGGTTGTGCCCCGGAGAATACGCTTCGGGGCTTTAATAAAAAATAATATGGAAACAAAAGAAATTACCAAGACTATTTACATTGCAAATGACAGGAAAGAGTTCTTAACGAAAGAAGATTGCGAAAAGCATGAAAGGTTTGTTGAAGAAATACTTTCACGTATTAAGTATTTCTGTATCAGATGTAATCCTGACTTAACAGAAACAGGAAATTTCTCTCATAAAATATATGTGGCTGTGTTTTCTAAACATTACCTATATAAAGATATTGCATTTCAATGGGCTTTGAAGAAGTTTGGTACTTACTTAGGGGAAAGCGTAATGGGATATGGTTTCCAACCCAATTTTAATGTAAGTGAAGTTTCTAAAGAAGAATATGAAGAATGTCCTGCTACTGTATGGGGAGGCACTCCATTAAAAAGTGAAAAGATATTTTTAAGTCCTCAACAAGTAGATGGATTTCCAAAGAATATTGATTACATAAAAGAATGGGGATTCAAATAATGCCGTATTATATCAAGAAACCAAAAAAGAAGAAAGAAAAGCCTTTGCCGTTATTTGACAAGGCAGGTATCAAGATTAAGAAGAAGCCGGATTTAGTGGCCAAACTCGACAAAGTTTTCAGCCGCTATATCCGGCTTCGTGATTGTATGCCAAACGGGTATTTCCGTTGTATCTCATGCGGCCAGATAAAGCCATACGCACAGGCCGATTGCGGACACTTCCATTCGCGCCGCCACATGGCCACACGCTTTGACGAGGACAACGCCCACGCAGAATGCCGGGCGTGCAACCGATTCAGTGCTGACCATCTGATACAATATGAAAAGAACTTGAAGGTCAAAATCGGTCAGCAACGTTTCGATAAGCTGGCATGGAAGGCCGGACAAACAAAGAAATGGAGTGATTTAGAGTTAATGGAACTCACAAAGTATTATAAGGCTTTGGGAGATAAGTTGGGTAAGGAGAAAGGACTATGAATGAATTAAAGCCCGGAACATTCGTAATGATGGTAAAAAACGAGGATGGATCATTTTCTCCCGTTGGGATGAATAAGGAACAAGCATACATTGTGCTTTCTTTTTTAAACCGTTTGAGTGAGGACGAACCGATTATCGTAAAAGACAACGAGAAATATGTACAAGCTACGTGATTATCAACAAAAGACTAGTGATGCAGCGGTAAATTTCTTTGCCAACAAAGCCAAGAAGAACAATGCCATCATGGTGCTGCCGACTGGGGCAGGGAAGAGTCTGGTAATAGCCGATATTGCTAGCCGCCTTGAAGGGCATACGCTGGTATTTCAACCTAGCAAGGAAATACTCGAACAGAACTATCTGAAGCTCTGTTCGTATGGTATTCTGGACTGTTCCATATATTCCGCATCATTTGGGCGGAAAGAGATTTCAAGAATAACATTCGCTACGATTGGTAGTGTTGTCAATCATCCTGAGCTTTTTCAGCATTTCAAGAATATAATTATAGATGAATGCCATCTGGTTAACCCGAAAGAAGGAATGTATAAATCATTTCTTTCTATGCTGAAGTGCAAGGTGCTTGGATTGACGGCTACACCTTACCGTCTTTCATCAAGCAGGGATTTTGGCAGTATGTTGAAGTTTATCACCCGGACCCGGCCTTGTGTATTCTCTGAGGTCATTTATCAGGTTCAAATTTCCACCCTTTTGGATATGGGTTATCTGTCAAAACTGAATTATTATGAAATGAACCCTTTAGGATGGAATGAACTTAATCTGAAGGTGAACACGACCGGAGCCGACTACACAGACAAGTCTGTCGTAAAGGAGTATGAGCGTATCGATTTTTACGGGTTTCTGGTCAGCATTGTGCAAAGACTAATGAACCCTAAAAGCGGGATAAAACGAAAAGGTATATTGGTCTTCACGAGGTTTTTGAAAGAAGCTGAACGCCTTACCTGGTCTATTCCCGGAGCGGCCATCGTTTCAGGAGAAACCCCAAAGAAAGAGCGAGAGAGTATTCTTGAGGCATTCAAGGCCGGAGAAATTCCGGTCGTGGCCAATGTCGGCGTACTTACTACCGGATTTGATTACCCAGAACTGGATACGATTGTCATGGCACGTCCTACGATGTCTTTGGCACTGTGGTATCAAATAGTCGGTCGTGCTATCCGTCCGCACCCGAGTAAAGAGGCCGGATGGATCGTTGACCTTTGTGGAAACAAAAAACGATTTGGAGAAGTGAAGGATCTTCGCCTTGTTGATAGTGGAAATGGTAAATGGGCAGTGTACTCTAATAACAGGCAGTTGACTAACGTAAGATTCTAAAACTATGGAAGAAGGATTTTTGAGGCTAAGCCGCAGGTTTTTCTCGAATGAAATGTGGAATGAAGCCCGTACTTTTAGCAGTTGCGAAGCGTGGTTAGACTTAATTCAGTCTGCACGATTTGAGGTAACGCCCCGAAAGGAGAGTATCGGAGGTCGAGAAATCTCTTATTCAAGAGGTCAATATCCTGCATCCATAAGATTTCTGTCACAGCGTTGGAAATGGTCTGAAAAGAAGGTGCGTTCCTTTCTTGTGCATCTTAGAAAGAAAGGTATGATAACTGTTGAGTGCAATCAAGGAATGAACCTTATAACCTTATGTAAATATGAAGAATATAATCCAATGGGCACAACCAAGGGCACAAGTAAGGACACAGGTATTGAAAAGGAAATCAATGAATTAAGACACGAATGGGCACAACTAAGGGCACAACTTGGGGCACAGCCCATGAACAACAATCTACCGCAATCCGAACTTTTACAAAAATCAGGGCACACAGAGGGCACAAATACAAAGAAAGAAGAAAGAGAGTATATAGATATATCTCTACATCAAAAGAAAGAAAATACTCCTGACGGAGTATCAAAGAAAGCCAAGCTTTCTTCGCCATCCCCCTCTGAAAAGATTGATTACAGCGGATTGATGGAATACTATAATACCACATTCAAAGACAGACTCCAGCAGATAAGATCAATGACTGATGTGAGAAAAAAGGCTGTAAAAGCCCGGATAGCCCAATATGGGAAAGAGTCAGTGAGGAGTGTTTTCAATCTCATTCTTCAATCCCCGTTCTTACTTGGAGCTAATGACCGCAATTGGAAATGCGACTTTGATTGGATTTTCAAACAAGCAAACTTTACTAAAATATTGGAAGGAAACTATAATGGGACAAGACTTAGTAAAAATCAACAGGATAGCGAGCAGCGAAAACGTGATTCAGTTCTTGCAGTCGCTACAACCGTTAGAGAAGCTGCCGCAAAAAAGAGAAAGGAACTTGAAGCAGAGGGCGTTATTGAATAAATATCCCGATCCTGCACAATTCATTCTTGATTACAACCCTGATTTGCAGTTCAAACTTGTCAGATGTAATGCAACCCATTCAGAACTGGCGTTGAATGACAGCATTCCGAGTTTAGGGCTATTGTCTTCTACTTATGGGGATGAAACACCGATAGAATGGCTAAAGATACAATTTGGTTCATTGAATGACTTTGCAGAAGTTTCAACCAAGATAGCGAAAGAGCAACTTTCTGAACTATCGGAGATATTCCTTTCGGAGTATTATTATATAAATGCCGCTGAAATCTGTTTTTTCATAGCACGGTTTAAGTCAGGGAAGTATGGGCGGTTCTACGGTTCAATAGATCCATTGAAAATAACAAGTGCGATGCTGGACTACGTTTCTGAACGTCGGAAAGATATTGAACGGAAAGAGCGTGAACGATACAGAAACCAACGTGAAAAAGAGATAGAGGAGCGTGGAGATAACAGAACCTCTTATGCTGAGTACATTGAAATCAAGCACCGTGCTGATGCAGGAGATGAGGAAGCTAGAAAAATGCTGATATCACCATGAGAATAACCGTTTACTGGGTAACAAGAAATCCGGATGTTATCGTAAGAATCCGGAAAAAGTTCAATATCCCAAGTTATACTTCCGTGAACTACGAAACAGAATGTGAAATCAAGAATGAAGACTTTCCACTGTTAGAAGAAACAGAACGAAGGGGATTCATTCGAATTAGAAATAAGAATACACGATTATGCAAGGAACAGACAAACTGAATACGATAACCAACATCGTATTTGTCCTCACGGACGTTTTAGAAACCAACCTTCTAGAAATGCAGCAGCAATACAAGAAAGAAGGCTTTGAACTCAGACACGATTCAAAAAGAAACTTCAACACAGCCATAGCCGCGATAAAGAGATTGAAAAGTGATGTGAATCATTGCAGCGAATCCACTCAGGAAAACTTCGGCAATGATTCTGACATGGTGAACGCCATGTTGCTCACACTGATTGACAGATGCGGTGATGATGACAACCTCGCTTATAAGATGTACGAATACATTAAATCTTTCCCGTCCAAACTGAATCTAGACTTGGATTTGGATAATGCGTTCAGCCACCTGTTTAAAAAGGAGAAGTTATGAAATCGCAGAAAGACATCTTAAAATCCATTGAAGGTCTGTCCGATATAGAACTATTTGTTATTGATCTCTTTTGTGGCGCTGGTGGCTTATCCGAAGGTGTGGAAGCAGCACGATTGGATGGAAATAAATGTGCAAAAGTTGTTTGTTGTGTGAACCATGACAAGAATGCCATTCTTTCACATGATGCCAATATCCCTGATGCACTTCACTTTATTGAGGATATCCGTACACTGGAACTTTCCCCGATAAGCACTATTGTAGAACGTATCCGTCAGCTATACCCTGATGCCATGATAATGCTTCATGCCTCTTTGGAGTGTACTAACTTCTCGAAAGCCAAAGGCGGTCAGCCGAGAGATGCCGACAGCCGAACGTTGGCAGAACATCTCTTCCGTTATATTGATGTTATAGACCCTGACTACATTCAGATTGAAAATGTAGAAGAGTTTATGTCATGGGGAGATATGGATGAGAATGGGAAACCTATCAGCATGGACAAAGGCCGGCTTTATCAAAAGTGGGTGCGCAATGTCAAGAAGTACGGTTACAACTTTGAGCACCGCATCTTAAATGCTGCCGACTTCGGTGCCTACACCACAAGAAAACGCTTCTTCGGCATCTTTGCTAAAAAGAACTTGCCGATAGTATTCCCAGAACCGACCCATTGTAAAGGTGGTAGGCAAGATATGTTCTCGCGGCTGGAGAAGTGGAAGCCGGTAAAAGATGTGCTTGATTTCTCTGATGAAGGAACTACCATCTTCAGGGAAAAGCCTCTTGCAGAGAAAACGCTTGAACGTATCTATGCTGGACTTATCAAGTTTGTAGCCGGAGGAAAGGATGCTTTCCTTTCCCGTTACAATACGGTTCGCCCTCAAGACACATGCAAATCAGTTGATGAACCATGCGGAGTGTTGACTACTGAAAACCGCTTTGCAAAGGTACAGGTAAGTTTCCTCTCCAAACAGTTCAGCGGACATCCCGAAAGCAAGAATGTGTCTGTAGAAGAACCGGCAGGTGCAATCACCTGCAAAGACCACCATGTTTTTGTTTCTGCTTATTATGGAAATGGACATAATCATTCGGTAGACCTTCCAGCTCCAACGGTCACAACGAAGGACAGGATGGCTTTAATTGAAAGCCGATTTATGTGTTCTTATAACTTTAAGGATACAGGAAAGGATATTAATCAGCCTTGTCCTACACTTCTGACTAAAGACAGACTTTCCCTTGTATCTCCATTTTTTATGAATCAATATTCTGGAGGTGGTCAGGTGTCTGATATAAACTCGCCATGCCCCGCTGTTACCACAACACCGAAACAAAACTTGGTAACATACCAGCCGTGGATAATGAATACTGCATTCTCAAATGTAGGTAGCAGTATAGAGGAACCCTCCCAGACCATTACCGCAAACAGGAAATGGCACTATCTGATGAATCCACAGTTCAACAGTGCTGGCGGCTCTGTTGATAGCCCCTGCTTCACATTAATAGCCCGCATGGATAAGATGCCGCCTTATCTGGTAGCAACAGAAAGCGGTCAGGTAGCGATTGAAATCTACAACAATGATAGTCCTATGACCGTGAAGATAAAGGAGTTCATGGCACTGTATGGCATAGTGGATATTAAAATGCGGATGCTTCGCATTCCGGAACTCAAAAAGATTATGGGATTCCCTGAAGATTATGTTTTAATAGGCACACAAGCTGACCAAAAGAAATTTATCGGGAATGCGGTGGAGGTTACACAAGCGAGAAAAAATACTGAAGCACTTTGCAAAGTATTGAGAAAGTTGAGATTGAAGAAATCAAAAGAAATAGCTTAATGGAAAATGGAAAACTTATATTAGATGCCTGTTGTGGCAGTAGAATGTTTTGGTTTGACAAAAAAAACCCTTTGGCTTTGTTTGCTGACATTAGGGACGAAGAATACATTCTTTGTGATGGGCGGAATCTGAAAGTCCACCCAGACATCGTATCGGACTTTACCGATATGCCGTTTTTGGATAAATCCTTTAAACTGGTAGTGTTTGATCCACCCCATTTGCTAAAGGTTGGCAAAAATAGTTGGTTAGCCAAGAAGTATGGTAAACTTCCTGAAGATTGGCCAAGGGTGATAAAAAAGGGAATTGATGAATGCTTTCGTGTTCTGGATGACTACGGAGTTCTGATTTTCAAATGGAATGAGGATCAGATAACAGTTAGGGAAGTATTGAGTGCCATCAATCGGCAACCACTCTTCGGCCATACTACTGGAAGACATGGAAAGACTATGTGGATGTGTTTTATGAAACTGCCAATTAACTAATAATTAATTTAGAAAGGAATGAATTATGAATAAAAGAACAATTCAAATAGATGTTATCGGTCCGATAGAAGAAACTGAATTAATGAAATGTAAATTGTATGTTGATGGTCGTGTGTGTGTAATCGGAATGTCACGATATGACTATGAAGAGTTAATGCGAGAAAAAGTGTTTATCCGGGATGGTAAGAGCGTTGATTCTGCTGGTGTGATAAACACGACTAACACTTTCGTTGAAGATGATTAATATTAAATTAAGAATGAGTATAGAACAAATTATATTCAACCTTCTCAATAAGAACGCTCATACATGGGTTAGATATTGGCAACAAAAGGAGATGTCAGGTTTAACAATGCCCGGAGAATATATTGAGATAAGGACTTTTTTCTTATCAGGCATCGAACTTTCTGATTTTTTCGCAGCCGGATTCAAAATCAATAAAATACAATCTCAAAAAATAGATGCAGATGCCTATTGTGACATTCTGCTAAATAAAACCGATTAA